TCATCTAAATTATCAAGTAATAAATATTTATTCCAAATATTATTAATATAAAAAATATCTTTATTATATTTATCTAAAATATCCAAATGATGTTTTCTAATTCCTGCATGACAAAATATTAAATCATTTATTTGTACTATTAAAGGTCTATATGCTAATATATTACGATATAAACCTTTTTTATTAAATAAATCAAGTCTATTATTGTTTAAACTTTTTTTGGAAACATATGAAAAATTTCCTAATATATTCATTAATTCATGATTACCATTTAAAGAAATAAAAAAACTATTTTTAAATAATGCTATTTTACTTAATAAATTAGTAAAATCAACAACATGTGTATCATTTAATATTTCCCAATCATCTATATTTTTAAGTCTATTTAAACTATCTAATTGATCTCCTAATTGTATTACAATAATGTTATATGCAATCCATTCTAAATCATTATTAATAATTTTTTCATAAATTAATAAATTTTTTAATCTTTTAATATCACCATGAATATCTCCTATAATTATAATTTTTGAAAATTTTTTATTATAATTATAATTATTTTTATCAAACATATTTAAAAAGTTTTTATATTTATATATTAATATATTATATTTAAATCAAATGTCAATCGAAGATGTAGATTATATGAAACAACATAGCATAAAAGAAAATTATACATTTATAATTGATAGTAGATCTAGAAATCAGGATGAATATCCAGAACCAAATAATTATACAATTAATTTTGATATAGCATTTAAAAATGTTTTTGGTATTGAAATTTTAGATGTAACTATACCTAAAACTATGTATAATGTAGATATAGATACGAATGAATTTATTATATATATAAATACAACAAAAAAAGAAATAAATTCATATACAAATTTAGCAAAAGGTCTATCATGGTTAAATAGTGGAACAAGTGTTCCGGATAATTGTATTGAAATAATTAATTATATATTAGCAGATGAATTAAAATATAAAAATAAATTTATATTTTCAGAATGGGAAAAATTTGGTATTACAAATTTAAATAGTAATAATTATATTAAAGTTATAAATCCTTTAAAATGGATAAACGCAAATATTAGTAATGATAATATAATTATATTTAATCCTTATTTTTCATATAACATTTTAAGCAATAACAATTTTGATTTAACACAAGAGCAATTTAATGAATATAATATATATAATCTTCGTAGTTATAATATAATACCATATTTGAATTATACATTAAATCCTCATTTAAAATGGTATCGTGTAGATAATGTTTTAAATGATGAATTTATTGGTTTGAATTGGGAATCTATAGGAAATAAAAAACCAAATAATATGAATGAAATAAAAAATGAATTATTGTCAAATTTACTAATAAATAAACAACATTTTTCAGTAGAAGAATTAAAAAATTTGAATATTGATAATTTGCAAAATAACAGTTATATATTAGTTAATAATATTTATTTTAAACCTACAAATAATTATAATATAGGTTCTAAATGGAAAAATTGTGGTAATAATATTCCAAATAAAGGATCTTTAATTAATAATGTATTATTAGAAGATAGTATTTATAATAAATTTATTAATTTGATTGGAGATGATATTTTTAACTATACAAATACTGATTTAAATAATTTGGATTTTTCATTTTATATAGATATTGATGATTATATTGCTTTACCCTTAGGATTAAGATGGATAAATATGGGTATTAATTTACAAAATAATTCAAATAGTAATTTAGAAATTAATAATGAAAATTTTATAAATTATTTAAAACAAAATATAAATAAGGATATTATAGAATTTACGAAAGATCAATGGTTATCTTTTAATATTTTAAATTTGAAATCAAGTTCCTTTGTATTTGCTGATAGATATTGGATACCTTCTTTATATTATTTTAAACCCGAAGGATTGTGGATTCGTGATGCATTAGAATCTAATTCATTAGCAAATGCACTTAATGAAAAAAATAATTTATTAGGATTAACATGGGAATATATAAGTGATAATGAACCTATATATGGTAGAAGAATTTATAATAATGAATTAAGTAATGCATTAAAAAATAAAAACATATTTACTAATACAGAATGGAATGCTTTTAATATATTAGATATTAATTATAATGATTATATATTAAGTGAAAATAAATATTATATACCTAAATATATAGAATTTAATGAAATAGAATGGAACACTTTTAATATAACAACTCATTTGAATGTAGAAAATTTTGTTAGAATTAATGATAAATATTTTAAAATAGTTCCCACTAATTATAGTTCTCCTGAAATATTATTCTATTTACCAAATGACAAAATTGATATATCTAAGGAAAATGATTATGAATATTTTTTAAATAATTTTTTTGAAAAATTTACAATTAATATACCAATTGGTAACTATACAATTACTAAATTAATTTTAGCTATTAATGAAAAATTTAGAGATATTAATTTATTAATTAGAAATAGAAATGATTCTAATATTAAATTTTTAAATACTAATGATTCATTTGATTTATTATTACAATGTGCTGGTAAAAGTACTCCAGCTGATTTAACTAATATTATAAAATTTAAATGTACTAGAAAAATAATTCTTGATATGAATAATTCAAATGCCGATGAAACATTTGGTTTTTATTCAAATGTTAGTAAAAATGATATGTTTTTAACATATTTTACAAGATTAAGTATTAATAATAATATTAATTATGAAAAATCTTATCATTCTGTTGAATCGGTTCTTGATAATAATGTTATAATTGCACCAGGTATTGTTTATTTAATTGGTTCAAAATATGTCCTTTTAAAATGTCCCGAAATAGAACAACATTTATATGGTTCATTATCTTATAGTAAAAATACTATTGGATTAGCAAAAATCAGAACTACTCATTGGGGTTTAAATGAAGAATCAAATGCTCTTTTTAAATTGAAATTAAGAGAATTTCATCCTATTGGAAAATTATCTAAAATAACATTACGTTTTGAAAATGCTGATGGTAGTTTATATGATTTTAGAGGTGTTAATCATGATATTGTTTTTGCAATACATTATTATTCTCCTAAACAAACAAAAACGTTTTCTAATCCAATAATAAATCCAGAATATAAAATGAATTTTATGGAATATAAATATTCTCAGGAAGAACAAGAACAAGAAAGTGATAGTGGTGATGAAAATAACTATTCAAGAATTGATATTGATAATTATAAAAAAAAAGAAATTCTATATGGTGGTAAAGATTTCAATAATGGTTATGAAGTAAATTATGAAAATATTAAAAATGATTTGTATAATGAAATTAAAAATAATAATTCTGATTCAGAAAGTGAATCCGATAATGAATTAAATAATAATATTGTTAATGTTAAAAAATGTTTTAATAATTAACTCCAAAATTCCCCTGGTTTTTTATCATCAAAATCAATTTTCGCTTTTTTCGATATAAACATACATTCTATCCCATTGTTTAATAATGATGATTTATCACATACTGTATTTTCAGAACATTCCATATCATTTTTATTATTTGATAATATATTTTCATTAATATCAACACCTTCTTTTCTTGAAAATATCGGCCAAAATATTTGCTCCTTTTTAATTTCTAATCCTTCATTTGAATTATTTTCTAATTTTATTTCTGTATATATATTTTTTTTTTTACTTATACATGATGGTTTTAAAGTTAATTCTCTATTTTCAGTACTCATTTTTGTATCCTTATTTAAATTTTCTAATTTTTCTATTAAATCATTTAAATACATTATTCCATCTTCTTTTTTATACATAAATATCCATACTATATCATCTATATGCAATCCATGCCCCTTTTTTATATTATCTATTATTTTATTTGCATAATTACTATTCATTCCGTCTTTATAATATTTTTGCCATCTTTTTTTTGCTAATTCATGTGATAATTCTAAAGGTTTCCCTATATTTTTTAAATATTCCCCCGACTCCCTTATTCTTCTTTCTGATATTATTTTCATATCATAATTATCATCAGATATATTATATTTTTTCCATTTTAAATTTTGTTCCTCTTCCTCCCTCTTCTTATTAATATCAATTTTCTCTCTCTCTGTTAATTCTCTCTCTTTTACATCTTTATATCTTTCATCCCAATTTATACTTGTATCTACATCATTTAATAATTTATTTACATCTGTTAATTTTGATACAAAATTTATTAATTTAACTTCTTCAATTTTTATATTTTTATCTATTTTTTTGTTTTCTAAACCTTCTAAACTTTCTAATTCTTGTATTTCTTTATTAATTATATTATGATTACTTTTTAATAATTCTTTTTTTTCTAAAAATTTAATTGCATCAACTAATACATTTATACTAATATTCTGTGCTACCGATATATAATTTTCTTTTATAGTCCAATTTGAACTATCATCTATTAAATGATTTATTGTTAATGTTTTGTATATTATATCCCATAATTCTGTTAATGTTAAATTATCGCAGGATTTTTTTCCTAAATTTTTACATAATTTTTTTGCTTCTTCTTTTTCATTATCTATCACATATTTATTTAATGCTAATGATAAATATCTAAATTCTTCCCCATTACTAATCTTATTATCATTATTTATATCACATGCATCAAATATTTTTGTTATTGCTTTCTTTTTCTTTTCTTTTATTATATCATCAGGGTTTTCTATTCTATCATCATCGATAATTATTTTATATTTTTCCAATTCCGATTTTTCTAAACCTTTATAAAATTCATTTGATCCCAAATTATTATTCATTACTATTTCATATATTACTTCATCAACCCAACTTTCTGGTTTAACATCAATATAAGTCCAATTATTTGGTCCATCTATTTGTTCTAAATTACTATAATTATTTAAATTTAATTGTAATTTTTCTGTCCATTTTGTAATATTATATATATTTGTATTATCTTTTTCAGGATTATATCTTGTATATAATATTATATGATAATCTGGATGTATATTTATTGAATGTAAATTTTTATTATATAAAAATGTAAATCTAAATATTGTTTTTGGATTTATTTCTTTCCATTCTTTTATTTTATTTAATGCATATGTTTTCGCTTGATCTCCTATTATATGATATTTATTAAGCCATGATCTTTCCTCCGTTGTTGCCTTATCATAATCGGGTTTGTCTTCACCACATTCATTACAATTTGGAACAGATTTATGATGACCACAACCTCTAGGACATTTTTTATATATATCTTTATCTTCAAAATTGTCTATCATTTCTGAAAAATTTTCAAATTTTTTAAAATATATTGTATTATTAAATATTGAATATAAAATTATAAATATTAGTATAACTGATATTATATTTAATATTTTATTAAATTTTAACATTTAATTTTAACCTCTGCTATTTATAAATATTTTTTATATTAAATAATTTTTCATGTTTTTTATGATTTTTACATTATTAAATCTAATTCTTTTTTAAACATTCCGATTTTTCAACCGAATCGCTTTCATTTATATATTCTTTATAATCCGTTTTTAATAATTCATATCTTTCCTTATTTTCATTATTTTTATTATCAATATCATATTCTATCCCAAGAGCTGCTATTCTATCATAGGTTTCTTGTGTTGATTCAAAATAAAAAGTTTCTATTACATTTATATCTGTAATCATATATATATATATATAATATGATAATATAATTGATAATAATAATATTATTATACCAATTAATATTTTATATTTGAATTTTTCATATAATTTACCCATTATTATTAGATAACTTTCTAATTTTATTTTAGATATTTAATTTTATGTCTTATTATTTTTTCATTTTAAATTTAGTAAATCTTTTTTATTTTTAATATTATTTGTATCTGTTATATGATTTAAAAATATACTATCTAAATTTTTAATAATTTTTCCATATTTAAATTGATTTAGACAAATATTTCTTTCATTCAAAAAATCATGATCTATAATTACTTTTGAATTATATTGAGTAGGATTATTTGTATTAAATAATAGTTCTTCTAATGTTTTTGCTAATATTTTTGGATGCATACAATTTTCTTTTTCTGTTATTTTTCTATCTATTATAGCATCTGTTAATAATGGATATTTCGTCCAAAAACCACAAATTAGCGCATTATTATTTATTGACAAATTTGCTAATGATTTCATTAGAGTTGTTTGTGCTAATTTTGATTGCATATAAGGTAATAAATAACTCGTTTTATCATCTATTATATATGGTGGGGTATTAAATAAAATACCACTATAATCATTCGTATTATTTCTTATAATATCAATACAATATTTAGATAATAACATGGGACCTATGGTATTTACTTTTAATAAATTGTCAAATTGTTTCAATGTTATTTTATTAATATTTCTCATATCTAATGTTCCTGCATTATTTATTAAAAAATGTGGTTTAATTTCTTTTTTCTCTAATTTATTTAATAATTTTTTACTATTAATTATATCCATGAAATCTAATTTATATCCCTTAACAATACCATTTGAATATGTATCTATACTATTTAATTCTTCTGCAATTTTATTAACTTCACACTCTTTTCGTCCCGTAATTATTACATTGTAATTATTTTTTTTAAACATTTTTGCTAATTCTTTTCCAACACCTCTTGTACCACCTGTTACTAATGCTGTTTTTAATTTATTATTAAATATCATTATAATATTATAATATATTAGTTTTAAATAAATAATATATTATAATATTATATAAATGTATTCATTTTATATTAATAATAATAGACAAAAATATACTACAAAACAAAAACAAACTCTTAATAAAAAAAAAAATGTTAAACAACCAATTAATCAATCACAGTCAAAATTACCACACAGTGATGGATATTTTTCAATTTTTGGTTCCATAATACAAGGTGCTGCATTAGGAACTGGTTCTGAATTAGCTGGTAGAGCAATAGATTCTTTAATTGGTCCCAAAAAAATAGAGATTAATAATAATTTAGATAAATGTATAAATGAAAATGAAAAATATTTAAAATGTATTAGTGCTAATAATGATATATCATGTAAAGAATACTTTGAAATTTTAAATAAATGTAAAAATAATATTAGTGGTTGAAGTTGTTGGCGGTCCTGTTGTAGTAGTTGCGGGTACTGGAGGAGGACGTGTTGTGGTTGTTTAGTCTAGCTTGTTGTTGTAATGCGCGGATCCGGTGGATGTAGTTGTTTTGGTATGTATGTTGTTGTTGTTGTTGTTGTTGTTGTTGTTGTTGTTGTTGTTGTTGTTGTTGTTGTTGTTGTTGTTGTTGTTGTTGTTGTTGTTGTTGTTGTTG